CTGGTCAGACAAGACCCTTTTTAATTTTGAAGGCGGGTGCTACGCAAAGACAATTAGGCTTTCTGAAGAACAAGAGCCTTTAATCCACAAAGCATGTCACCGCTTTGGCGCTGTTTTGGAAAATGTTGTGACTAATAGTGGTCAAGTAGATTTTGATAATTCAAAAATCACAGAAAACACCCGAGCCTCTTATCCTCTAGAATTTATAGATAACGTATGGGGCGAACCTTGGTGCGATCATCCTAAAAACATAATCATGCTGACGTGTGATGCATACGGAGTGCTTCCTCCTGTCGCCCGCTTGGGAGAGGGTAAGGCAGTTGAGCAATTTTTGCTTGGATATACAGCAAAAGTTGCTGGGACAGAAAAAGGAATTACAGAGCCTGAGCCCACGTTTTCTTACTGTTTTGGCTCGCCATTTATGCCGCTTCGCCCCAAGGAATATGCTGATTTACTGAGGAGTAAGATTAGAAAGCATAATGTTAAGTGCTGGCTTGTTAATACAGGGTGGACTGGTGGACCCTATGGAACAGGGTCCCGCATTTCAATTGAGCTTACGCGCAAGATAATTAGGGCAATTCAAAGCGGTGCTTTTAGTAGTGAACACTGTCAATATGAAAAGCACTTATATACTAATTTTGAAATCCCTGTTCTACCAGGACACATCCCAGAAAAAGTGCTCTTTCCAGAAAAGGGCTGGTCCTCTCTTGAAGACTACAGGGCGAGCGCCAAAGAGTTAATGAGCAAGTTTATCAATCGTTTAAAAACAATGAGTTTATAAATAAATGTTCTTTTTAGCTTAGCTTATCCTAGTTACCGTGAAGTTATCATGAGGGTTATTTTAACACAAAAGGTCACGAGACCAACAACCAACCACCTTCTATAATTGGAGATTTAATATGATTAGTTTTACAACTGCTATTGCAGTTACGCTGCTCAGCGCACCAGGCGCTTATGAGCCAACCTATGAAAGTTTAATGTTTGAAGCAAAATATAACTGCCGCAACGCAAAGCCTGAAAAAG